GCATCTTAGATGGTGCAGAAAATGCTATTAAATTCTTAAATAATGAAGCAAACAATTTCCAGAATGAAGTGAATCTCAATCTAACTAATCTTCAGGCTCAGTTCCAAACTAAGACAGCGGCGATTGCGGCAGCATTGGAACAGAAGCAGAATCAGATCAAAGCTTTGAGTGATGAGATTTCTGCATTGCAAAAAGATAAGAGCACTTTGGAAGTTGAAACCGAAGCACAGAAAACAAAACTAGAAGTTTCACGTATTGAATTTACCGGATCACTGGATTCAATTGTACAAGAAATTAATACCGACATTAATGACATAAAAATCTACTTAGGAGTTTAAGATGGAGAATGTTACAACAAAAGGCTTTTGGGATCGACCAGAAGGGAAGACTGGATTGATCTTTTTAGCACTTTTCATTGGTCTAGGCGGCTACGCAGCCTTCTTAGCTCTACCATTCATCCTAGGTATGCTGGTTACAGCGACTCAAACTGCAATGCTGGCCATTGGGTTAGGTATTGTTGGAGTTGTGTTGATGGATAAAAAATTCCAATTGAATGTTAAGGCTATTTACCAAATATCAATGAAGAAAATGACTGGATTCGTAATTGAACTAGACCCAATTGCGATCATTGAAGGTTATTTAGAAACACTACAAGAAAGTTTAGGAAAGATGAGCGATCAACTTAACTTGTTGGCCGGTCAAGAGTCTAAGCTTAATAAAAAAATTACGGATAATCGTAATGAAATCACAAAAAGTTTAAGTAAAGCTACTCAAGCTAAAGCTCATTTAGCAGGGCTCTCGCCAGAAACACAAGAATACAGAGAATATCAAAGTGCCGCTGTACTTGGAGCAAACAAGGCCGGTCGTCTTCAAGAATCAAACCATAGATTGGAAGAAGTCTTAGGCAAGATCGTTAATCTAAGAAAGATTTTAGAGAAAATGTATTCGCAAGCCAAGTTCGTTCTAGCTGATATGACTGATGAAGTGAAGATTAGAAAGGAAGAGAGCGAAGGAATGCAAGCTGGGTATAATGCGTTTAAATCGGCCATGAAAATTTTAGATGGGAATCCGGGCGAAAAAGAAAGATTTGATCTTTCTATGGAATTAATGGCTGATAGAATGGGTAATCAGATTGGGGAAATTGAGCGATTTATGCAAAATTCTGGTGGTTTTTTAACTGGAATGGATTTGGATAAAGAAATGTTCGATCAAAAAGGCATGCTCATGATTGACGAATGGTCTGCAAAAGGTGATCAAATGTTCATTACTTCACCAAAAGAAACAGCAAATCTTTCAAGTAACTCTTTTATTAATACAACTACGACAACTGGTTCAAGCAAATACTTATAGGAGGCATTATGCATTTAAAACCAAAAGCAAAAATCGTTTTAGCCGTGATCGTTGCGGCAACATTTTACGGTGGCGTACAAGTCGCTAACCGTTTCGGGTTAATCCCACAAACTGGATTCATGTCAGCTCTAGTACCAACAAAAGCTGTATTACCAGACGTTAAAGACGCTCAAGTACAGAACGTAACACCAGTAGCTCTTCCAACATCAGGAGATGCCTCAGTTGAAAGCGTCTTGATTCGTGGATCTATCTGGGAATGGAATAGCCAAATGGGTCTAATCCTCGCAAATGGTGGAGCTAAAACATCTAAAGGCTCATTAATGGCGAAACGTGGAGTAAATCTACAATTAACTCGTCAAGATGATACTGTTAAAATGCAAGAAGAATTGATTGCATGCGCAAAAGAAATATCAGGCGGAGCAAAACAATGTTCTACCGGGGCAAATTTCGTTATCATAATGGGTGATGGAGCTGGTCAATTCGCTGCAGGAGTTAATCCACAGCTAAAGAAACTTGGGGATAAATATCAATTAGCCGTCATTGCTTCACCGGGATATTCTCGTGGAGAAGATGCTTTCATGGCACCACCTGACGTAAAACGTGACCCAAAAAATGCTAAAGGAATATTAGTTGCCGGTGTATTACGTGATGGTGACTGGAATATTGCACTTAAATGGGCCGGTGATAACGGGATAAAGAACAACCCAGATGAAAAAACTTGGGATGCAGACGCAATTAATTGGATCTCTTCTGCGGATTATAATGCTGCAGCGGCTGATTACGTAGCTAAAAAATGTGATGACCGTAAAGTAGTAAAGGACGGGAAAGTAACTAGTGAAATCAAGAAAGTTTGTATTAATGCAATCGTTACTTGGACACCGGGGGATGTAACAGCGGTTCAACAACGTGGAGGCTTAGTTAAAGTTGTCTCTTCGAAAGAATACCGTTCACAAATGCCTTCAGTAGTCATTGGATCAAGAGCGTTTTTTGAAGCAAATAGACCAGAAGTGACTCAAATGGTAGCCGCAATCTTCGAAGGTGGGGATCAGGTAAAAGCATTTGATAAATCACTTATGAAAGCCGCTGAGCTATCAGCAAAACTTTATGCCGACCAAGATGCTAAGTACTGGTACAAGTATTTTAAAGGCGTAGTTGAAACTGATCGTGAAGGAAATAAAGTTGAATTAGGTGGTTCTGCAGTAAACAATCTCGCAGACAACCTAATTCTTTTTGGACTTGTTCCGGGTTCAAACGACAATTTCCGTTCAACGTACACAACATTCTCTACAATTGCTGTACAACAATACCCAGAACTTTTCAAAGCAACACCTATCCCTGATGTAAAAGAATTAGAAGACAAGTCTTTCATCACAGGAGCCCAAGCAGTTATGAACGAGGCTGGAAGTGCAGCTGACGTACCATCATATACTAAATCGGCTACTGGAAGTGTGGTTTCAGCGAAGAACTATTCAATTAATTTTGATATCGGTAAAGCGACTTTAACACCTGCAGGAGTTAAACAATTACTTGAGCTGAAAGACAGTTTAGCGATTACTGGATTATTCATTAAAGTTAATGGATACACTGATAATACTGGTGATGAAACTAAGAACATTGCTTTATCACAAGCAAGAGCTGCAGCTATTAAAGCTTTCCTACAAGCTAAAGCACCAGAAAATTTCCCTGATTCTCGTTTTGAAGTTAAAGGCCATGGATCTAGCGATCCAGTTGAGGACAACGGAACTGAGAAAGGTCGTGCAGCGAACAGAAGAGTTCAAATTGTGTTACTTGGTGAATAATTAACCAATGGGGCTTCGGCCCCATTTTTTTAAGGATGAATTATGAAAGGGTTACTAATAGTTTTCTTGTTAATGATCAGTACAACTATTTTCGCTCGTGGGGGATATTCAGGTGGATCAAGATCTAGTTTTTCTTCGTCTTCTAGTAGATCAAGCTTCTCGTCGTCACCTTCGAGATCTTATTTTGGTGGAAGCCGTAGCAGCGGAAGTCCGGCGACGATTACTCGTCCGTCAGTTGCTCCAACAACGGTTATTAACCACACTACAATCGTTGAAAGACAACGAGGATATTCTGGTGGAGTTGTTGCGGGTGCTGTAGTTGGTGGAGTATTGCTCGGCCATACCCTTGCTCCTACAAGACAAGTTGTTTACGTAAATGATCAACCGCAACAAGTAGTTGTGGAACAGCAACAGCCAATCATTGTACAACAATCGGGGGTAGTGAATACTGAGACCCATTGGTTTGTTGGAATAGTAATTGTCGTATTTTTAGCAGCGATCGTTTATGCGGTGGTTCTATAATGACGATAAAATTTGTTGTAAAAAGTGTTTTAAATGAAAATATAGCTGCATTGCAAGATTGTGTAGTGAAAGAAGTTATTGGTCAGGAAGATGATGTATGGTGTAGCATTGCTGACCTTGATAATCTTCTTAATGCCTGTGAAACTCGATGGGGCAATAACTGGGATCTTAATAAAGTTTGCGTAGCAATTGCTGAAGCAAACTTCGAATAATATAAGAGGGTGAGATGGATACTGTGATACATATTTTTACGTTCAATAAGACTTTAAATAAATCTACCGCCATGATGTTAGTATATGCCCAAATAGCTTTACTCTGCGTGGTATGGTTCCTCTCACCTTCTGTTTTTTTACCGACTCCAAGCGAGACATTCCATTCCTTAACTGATCTATGGGGGAAGGGAATCGGTAGTGATTTATTCATCAGTTTTAATTTAAACATTCAGGCGATTGCTTACTCAACAATCGTGTCTCTTATATTGGCTTATCTTACGACCCTACCTTTCTTTCGACCAATTGTTGGATTCGTTAGCAAGCTGCGGTTTTTATCAATGGTAGGGCTAACTTTCTTTTTTACTTTAATGTCTAGTTCCGCACATACACTGAAACTCTCTTTATTGGTGTTTTCAGTATCCGTATTTTTTGTAACATCAATGGCAGATGTATTAAATTCTATCCCTAAAGTTCAATTCGATCTGGCCCGGACTTTACGCATGAAAGAATGGGAAGTGGTTTGGGAAGTAATTATCCTTGGCCAGGCCGATAAAGTATTTGATGTAATGAGACAGAACGCTGCGATGAGCTGGTTAATGATTTCTTTTGTTGAAGGGATTAGTCGCTCAGAAGGTGGGGTCGGAACAGTGTTATTAAATGTTAATAAACAGTTTAACTTGTCCTCTGTTATGGCCATTCAATTAATGGTATTACTGATGGGATTAGGACAGGATTACGCAATTGGATTAATGAAGAGCCTCTTTTGCCCATATAGCAATTTACTTACGGAGCGTAAATGAAAATTAGTGATTTACTTAAAAAGTACTTAGATAAAAAAATTGATGCCATTGCCTTGATTAGGCTGTTGACTGGAATGTTTAATCCAGACCATGCAATTAATCTCCTGACTATTGTTAATCAAATAACAAGACATGAACAAGGGGATCTCGATACTGAAACTTTTAGGAGTGTCTGGAAGCTAGATAAGCCCGAAGGGGATTCTGAATGCCAACCTTAAAATATATGGACTCATTTACATACGGCGAAACTCTTTTAGAGATTAGCAATGTCTCATTAGAGTATGAAGGGAAGAGTATTTTGAGAGGAGTTAATGCCTCTATTAAAGATATTATTCGACCGAACTCTACAACTGGACAAATTGTTGGATTCTTAGGCCCTTCAGGAATTGGTAAGAGTCAGTTGTGTCGTATTATTAGTGGGCTTAATACTCCTACAAGTGGGTTGGTTAGTGTCCATAACTCAGGTAAACCTGTGCAAGCAGGAGAGATTGGCGTAGTGGCCCAGAGCTACCCATTATTTGAGCACCGTACAGTTTTTTCTAATTTGCTATTATCGGCAATGCAAAAAGAAAAGAATGCTAACATAGCCAAAGAAAAAGTTCTGGAATACTTGAATGAATTCGAATTGGCGGATAAACGTAATTTATACCCGGCTCAATTAAGTGGTGGCCAACGCCAAAGAGCGGCGATTATCCAGCAAGTCCTATGCTCTGAGCATTTCTTGTTAATGGATGAACCATTCTCTGGATTAGATTTATTAATGCTTGAGAAGACCTGTTCTTTACTGAGCCGTATAGCCAATATGCACGAGTTAAATACGATCATTGTTGTTACCCATGATGTAACCGCTGCAGCTTCTATCAGTGACCATCTATGGCTTATGGGGCGTGAAACTGGGGAAGATGGTAAGAAGATCCAAGGCTCAAAGATTATGAAAGAGTATTCTTTGGTTGATGCTGGATTGTGCTGGCACCCAGAGATTATTACTACTACAAGGTTCACTGATTTTGTTAGTGAAGTAAAAGACGAATTTAGGAATATGTAAATGATTAAAGATCTACAGAACGCAAAAGACAAAGTTGAAAATATCTTAGCTCAATTCCCACAAGCAAGAGACTGCGATAAAACCTTATGGTTGGCTTATTTGGTCATGTACTGTGATCTAAGGAAGGAGCTGGGTGAAGAGCCTTATGCAAAATTCAAATCGATTCTACTAGATAAAGAAACCTGCACAATGGAATCTGTTAGAAGAACCAGACAAAAATTTCAGCAAGACGGGAAATATATGGGAACTAAAAGATTGGCGAAAATGCAGGAAGCAGAATTTGTGAGTGAGTGGACTAAGGCGTAGATATAATGAAAATTTTAACTAATAAAAAACGACTAGAAACTATCCGCATCATTGCGACATTAGGACACAAAGGGCAGCTGGATAAAGTTGGCGAAGATTACATTGGACACCTTGAACGAGTTGCCTATGCCGGGGAAACGATCTCAGCGAAAATCGTTGGGCTACTTCATGACCTTGCAGAAGACGGGCATTTGCCTGTATGGGAATTAGCAAAGACTGGTCTTCTCTCTGAAAAGGAATGCTTTGCTCTATATCGTCTTGATAAGCATGCTTCGAAAAGGCGATGGGAGAAATACCAAACTGTGGAAAATTTTAATAAGTTTTACTTACGTAGAATTAAGTATTGTTCATTGGCTCGTGAAGTAAAAATTGCAGACTTGCGAGATAATATGGACTATGGGCGTTTCATACGAAATAATGTAACGATCACAGAAAAAGATGCTGCGAGATTTAAGAAATATAGCGAATCTCTTGCTTATTTATTGGGGGATTAATGAGCTGGTCAATGTCGAGACATTCGGCACCTAAAGCCAATCGGAATCATACATGTGATTGTTGTGGAATCATAATCCCGAAAGGTTTCCATTATAGTAGAATCGACGGGGTATATGACCATCAGATGGTGACAACCAAACAACACCCAGAATGCGAAAAAGCTTTCAGTGCAGCAACGTCAGCTATTAGTGAATATATAAGACCCGATGATGAAGTCTTTTTGCACGACTTAGGCGAATTTATGACTGAAGCTGGATTAGATTATGAATCTCATTTATTAGAAATTAAAAGTAAATACCGAGGGGTTCCCAATGGAAAATGAGATCGATTTAAGAAAATACCGACCAGTTTTTACACCAGAAAAACTTCTGGAATTGAAAGATGTTATTACCAAGTCTACTCAAGTAGTAAATTGGTATGATCATGGCCTCGAGGATGGTACAATTCGTGGGCCATGGAATAGATGGGTTACTTGTTCAGAAAACATTGAAGAAGTTGATAAAGGGTATGTAGCTCACAGAGCTGATGATGTAGCTTTTGCTTGTGCAGCAATGCAGAACTTCTTACCTCTCGTAAATGAAGTTCAATCACTCGCCTGTAGAGCAGCTGGGTATCAGTCCAGTAATGAGACTTTAAGAGCAGAAATTGAACGGTTAAAAGAATTTGAATGGAAGTATAACGATTTATGTAAATAAGAGCCGGTGGGCAGTCCGCTTTACTAGAGTAGCGGGCGAATTCTAGTTATGACTGGTAGGTGCTGACAGAGGTAAGGTCAGTTAAATGAGTGCGTAGTTAGCAGCATCAGCCTTTAAATCTTTTTTTAGGAGTGTCTATGGAAAAATTAATCGAAGAGAAGCTGTCTCAATTCCTTAATACTGGAACTCCTGAGCAAGACCCTTTCTGGGCATTATTCAAAATAAAAGACCAGATGAATGATGCAATTTTAGAATCTGTTAAGCATGGGTTCCGTGAAGGAATGAAGTGCATACCAACTGTAAAAGATTGGGCTGATGATGCAGCCACAATTCGTTTCTTGCGACATAGAGAAGAGATCCTGTTAACAGCCCTGAATTGGTATGCCGATAAAAAGACTTATGACAATCCTGATTCATGTCCCATTTATGAAATTGACAATGATGGGGAAGAAATTGCAGACGAAGGATATACGGCAAGGACAGCTTTGCAGTTGTGGGCGAAAGTAAAACTTTAGGTGCAAATTACGACCTTTTTTCTTATTTAAAGGCCGTAATTTGAATTGATAGTAAATTGAGCTCTACCGAACGTAGATTATAATTGAGAGATAATCTCAACGAGAAGTTTATTCTTATGTTTTAGTTTCCCAATTTCCTGCATATACATTTTATCCAACTCCTGCTTGTAATAATTTTCATTATTGTTGCGTGGAGCCGGTGTAATATTTTGCTTTGGGGCGTTTATGGGCGTCTGAGTAATAGTGAGGAGCTTATTCCTATCGATGTGGTATTTTGCCACACCGGGCGGAATGTTCAAGTTCTTAGCTATCTGGTAAGCATTCATTCCTGATGCATGCATTTCATTGATTTTCTGGATCTGAGTAGCGTCCATTTTCCGAGGTTTTTTGCTCATATAATTTCTCCTTTACATTGGTTAAGAAAACTATAATTCTATATAGCAATAGACATGCCATATTAAACATAAAACAGGTATGGAGGTTCATGTGGACAATCATAATACCTTTAAAGGGTATAAGATCTTTGTAGATAAGAAGGGTTATCCCTATTATCAAGTTCGAGTCAATGGCCTTCAATTAAGAATATTAATTCATGTTGAAGTATGGGAATCTATCTATGGTGAGAAGCCTACAGGTCACGATATTCATCATAAGGACTTTAACAAGGGTAATTATGCCCCAGATAACTTAGAGCTACTGTCTAAATCTGATCATCGAAGATTGCATGAAGGATGGGTGAAAAATGATCTAGGTGAGTGGGTAGCTAAGCCTTGCAGTGGATGTGACAGTGTTTTTAATTTTACCGCCTTTTATATTCATAGGTCTGGAAAAAGAAAAGGTCTTGCCGGAAGCATGTGTATAATCTGTACATTAATTAAAAATGAAGAATATCGAATAAAAAATTTAGAGAGAAAGAGGATCATTGGGAATAGATCTAGTCAAAAAAGACGAGACCGAGAAAATGAGGAATCCCGACAACGAAAATTAGAATACGAAAGAAGATCCCTGCTTTAAAGTGGCACTTGAACGCTTAACGGTAAATGATAATCAAGATCCGCTACTTTGATCAAGATATTAATCGTCACTGAACCACCAACGACTTGAGCTGAAGCTGCAAGGATAGGCCCAAAGCGTGGATCATCTTTAAATAAACCAGACAATCTTTTAATCAGATCTTTTGCATTCAATTCAGCAATGCTCGCCCCTGCCTGAGCCGGGTTCCCAAACTGTGGATCATTAACGAGAGTACCAACTTTTGTTTGGAGCTTAATCATTGCGGCTTGGAATAAGTTTTGTAGACCAACACTCTCTTTGAAATCTCCTGTACCATCTAAAGCAAGATCCCCATCTGTAGTAAGAAGTAAATCGATCTTGGCCATTGAGGTAAGGAAGTCTAGGTCGTCACGGCCCGGAGAAGTCTTAATTCGATTAACGTCTGAAACGTCCCCCCCACTTGGGATAGCAACTAATTTAAGTGAATTAACGGTATCTGGTAAGTAAGCATTGATGCGGGCATTATCCGATATTGTGTACTTATTTAGGTCATTTGTACCATTAAATGTAACAATCATTTCGATTGAGGAAAGAGTATCGATTGAATTGATCTTACGTACTGATATAGGCTGACTATCAGAAGCCAACTCGACTATTTGTCCAATATAGATATCAGTATTGTATGGAATTAAACAACTGTTACCATTTCCAGATGAACGGAAAGGAATTATAAATCCATCTTCATCAATGTACGGGGCTTTTAATCCATTTAGTGCAGCGATTTCAATCCATCGATCAGCACTTCCCAAATATTGTACGGCCAATGATTCTAATGATGCACCGTATGGAAATGGTACAAAGAATTTTGATTGACTCGTCGTGAATGGGATCTCATTTGCGATCGCTAATTGAGCATAATACTCATAGTAATCTTCTGACGTTGGTTTTACCTGATTACGTAAATACGCACTCATGGCATCAATTCCCATGATTATATCATTCATGGCATTTAATAATGTAATATCATCAGTTGAAAGAGTTTTATAAGTTGTTTTAGTTGGCTGCGCATTTACTCGATTAAATGTTGAACTTGTCCCGCCTAAACCAGCTGAGATACTATTGGCGTACTCCTCAATCAATTGTCTACGAGAAGCAAGATCTTCAATTGTGAATGCTGATACTCGGTCAATCTCTGCCTGTAATGCGTTTTGAACTTCTGGGGTAACATTCAATGAGTCAGGCGTAAACGAATCTAAAAAGTTTTGGTAATTGATTTGGTCATTAAATAAAGTATCCATTGGAGAACTGTTACCGGTCGATGACTGGCTCTCAGTTTCTGCCGCAAGTGAATCTAGGACGTCAAATGATTGGTATTGAATAGCAGATGATTGAACCGCTGTTGTGGCATACATACCGCTTGCTTGGAGAGTTTTACCAGCGGCTGATACTTGATCAGATGATAATGCAGCACCTTTAGCAGCAACGATACTTTGCTCAATACTGGCCTTCATCGAATTAATTAATGATCCCGGGAAATCAATTAAGGTATGAACGGCTCCAACAGCTTCACCAATCATCATCATCGCTTCACGCATTGGCCCCATTAGGGATTGATCGACATCGGAACGAATACCAGTTAGGACACCAACCGAAGAGTTGATTAATTTTCTAGCATTCTTTAATCCATTAAGGAGTTTAGCAAGGCCATTCAAATCTTTTGATGGAGTCTGAGAGATTTTCTCTGGGCTACGTCTACCATCACCGGCAGGAGTAGCTGACCTTCTCCAAGCAGTTAATGAAATGTCGTATTCATATTCTAATGTCCCGGGTAATTTACGAACTGAATAATTAGTCAGTGTGCAATCCCAGTACATGCGGTCTTTATGCATTAAGAATTGGAGACGCACATTTTTGTGTTTCTTCTGCTTCTTCATTGCGAGGTATTGATCTAAGAAATTGATGAGTCCATGAATAAATAAGTACCCACTATTTGGAACATTAGTTACGTCATGATTCAATGGTTCAGCTCTGGGGCCACTGTCACCGAAAGATCCTTTCAGCTTTTGGTAATTCCCTACCACTTTACCGGCACTATTAATTGTATTGCGGAATAATGATCCCATTAATCCAGTTGGCCCACTTGAATTAGGCGGATTGCTTGAGCTCGCAAAGATTACTCCGCTTGTACCACGGATAGAAATCCTTCTAAGTGGTGCACCATTGTTCTCTTCAACAATACCTTTCATAGTAACGGAAAGGTTTGTCGCAGCTGGGACATCGATTGAAATTGATTGAGGGGATAGTGGTAAAGCTAAGCTTCTATATGCCCCACTTGAGCGATCGTAGACAACAAAGCTATAGCCAAAAGTCTTGGCCCAGTCTGTTCCGTCTATTCCATAATTATTATAAAAGAAGTCACTTAGCGCAATGAGTTCGTTTCCCCCACCTGTACCCTTACCGAAACCAAATCTTTCTTGGTTCGCTTCATTTTCCCAGAAAATGTCGTCATTTGCATCAGTTCTGTTTGGGCCTGCCATGAAAATTTCCTTAAATTATTGTGCCAGTACCTGCACCGGGAAGGGGTAAACCACATACTTGGGCAACACTTGGGACACAAATACCAGTGATCGCACCTGTTCCAGTGAGATCTTGTTGAATATATTCGACATACCCATCAGCAAAGGCTTTAACGAATATTGGCCAGAACCGACCTTTGAGAGAGGGGGCTTTCCCCATAATGTCTGATGCTATAATATTAGGTTGAGGAGCTAAAAAACCACCATTTGTGACCTTATACGCCCCGGTGTAAACGAAGGGATGTACAGAGGCGATTGTAAGGTTCTTATTGTAGAAATCTGTAGTTGTTTGAGTGAATGATTCAAGAATTGCCCGCAAGTAAATCCCCGATCCTTCAGTCGGCGGCCATGCTTCATGAGCAGTTCTCCCAAATTCTCGGATAACTGCTTCCCTTACTCTGGTATAAATGCGACCAAGTAGGGGTTCATTTACGACCGTCATTTTACCAATACCGACACCCGGCATTGGGGGAGCAGCACCTATACCAGCATCAACTGTTACACAAGTTATTTGTAGACAGTCCATTGCAAGGGTATTGCTTATTGAATGAATGAACTCGATTAAATATGAGGGGTTCTTTTGGGCAAAAGGGTTCTGTCCACTAAGGCCGACAATTTTTGCTGTATAAAGCTCTTTAACTTTGGCTTCGAAGGCCACTGGATTGATGGCCATTAGATGTCACCAAAAACCGTTTTCGATTCTTGGACACTTATTCCAGTGATGAAATCGATTACCCCAAGATGACTATTGGCCGTTGTTACACCAGAATTTTTACCATTCAGGTTCACTTTCCCCGCCTTAATATTCACTGAATCTTTTGCGTTTACGTTAACCTTTTGGGCATTAACGGTAGCATCTTGCTTACTATTCACCGTCGTTTTTTGACTACTATTGATCGTAGCATTTTCAGTATTAGCGACTAAGTTTTTGGTTGTGACAGTTGTATTGTTTGTGACATTGATTACGGCATCATTGTTGACTTGAATATTTACATTATTTCGGACAATAACATTCCAATCCTGACACTCCATCGTAATCGTCTTAGTAACTTTATCTACGGTGATTTTGTCACCTTTTGAATCATCTAAAACAATCTTATCTTTGGTTAAAGTCATTGATGGGCCATCATCGCTCTTTACTTGCCACGTACCCAGATTGTTGATGTATGTCTCAATCTCATTGAAGCGTTGGCGATAAAAGTAGCCTTCATTTGAATCGATCTTCTTATTAACGGTAGTTCTGATCCCACCAATAATGATACCAATGGTTCCTTCTGCACGAGGGAATTGCACTAATACTCGGTAGCCTTTTGCAAGGATCGCATCTTCAAAATTGTGATACGAACCATAAGAGTCCATGCGAGTACAATGAGTCGGCATCTGACTGTAAGCATCATGGGTAATAAGAACCTTGTATTCATATTGAACCTTGGATCTGTTATGGATATGATTTGGGGCGTAAACTTCTTCAACGACTCCGTAAAATAAACCGCTAAACATTAAGCACCCCCGATTAATTCACCGTTAGAATCACGTTTCTCATCGTAGACCCTGTTCTGGATTTCTGTATAACCTCGAACGTCTAATGATTCTGGTCTAATTGATAAATGGATCGGATAAGTAGGAGCATCTTTTTCGTTTAAGTTATGGGCCATTATTCCGTTTGATACGCTCAAGAATGTACTGAATGATTTTCTACCATCAGCTCCCAAACTTCCTTGGAAAGTTACGTTATCAATATGTAAAACAATTCCGTTTACTTCGACGTTATCACCTTCGCAAATTGGTTCAACGATTCCCACAGTACGAATATTACCTTTCAGTTTTAGATGACCATTGAACTTCCAGTCGGCCAGGATCTTTGCCCATAATGGAGACGATGATCCAGCGAGAGCAGATTTGTCATCGTTCTTAGTATTAGTTTCAACAGTGAAATTTGTTGACTCAACTCCCGAAATTTCTTCGGTAGTTCCCACTGTATAACCCTCAACTCTTTGAATCGCATCTGATACTCTAGTGAGTTCGATGGCACTTAAAGAAGAGATCTTGCGGTTAATATCCAGTCCAGTATATTTCTTTACTTGTTGTTGATACGACGAGGTATTATTTTCAATTGGTGGTGCATACTTACGAATCGCTTGATAGATCGTTAAGTTATTATACGCTGGGCCTGCAAGCAAGTCACCAATCGCTGAGTAACCCATTTCGTATGTAGGAAAGATTGCGAAATCCCCTTCACTACCAATGGCACCTTTTGAGATAGAGAAGTCACTAATCCGAATATTACCCGGATTATTATTTCTCCATGCCCTACTCCCGCCTTTATATAAGACAGAGGTATTATCATTTGTTTTGTATTGAACAGTTTTATTCCCGATATAGCGGGCGGTATTTGAATCCTTAGCACCAGTTAAAGTTGCGGCCTTTAATGTTCCAACATCTTTCCCAGTTCTCGCCAATGAATCGTAATCGCTTTCTGCGACGAATGCTTTCAGTCCATGACGTTGGATATCTTTTTGATCAATAACAAAGTTACCGGCATTTAATTGCCCATGTTTTAAGCTTTCAGTTGAGGAAGGATCTGCTCCGAGAGCTTCGTATCCGGCCATTTTACTAAAGACTTGGATGAAATTTACTCGGTCACTTTCGCTGCATGATAAATCAACGGCACGCACCATTGAGTTATCCAGCACCCAGCGTGGAAGATTATGGAAGAAAGTCCGAGACAGATTCTCAGTGAGCATTGGCTCACTGTTTTTTAAAATGATCTTCTTTGGAGTAGCACCTTTTTTAGCACCTTTCGTTTTATTCTTACTGTTATCAGTTGAATTGTCCGATGTCTGAATATCTTTCATCGGTAAACCATTCTGTAAATAATTAAATAGCCCGGTTGACCATGGCTGCTCTCTTACTACGACTGATGGGAGGATTTGATTGTATCGGTTAATGCGTAAGCAAGTGTACATCTCATTTAGTAATGGATGTAAGTATTGATTCCAAACACTCCAAATAGGGGTGTTATTCCATGCAGGCGGAATATAAGGCACGACACCTTTTAGTCTGTATGGGGAGAAATAGAATACGTTGTCTGTAGGATTCTTAGTGTCGATTTTTGTTTCATCGATTTCTGGATTGAACTGTTCCCAGATCGCCCCGCCTTTATTCCCGTACTTTTGTCTACCTAGATAAAAATTATAAGTTTCCCATAAGTATGTAGCTTTAGGCCTACCAAGAATTGTGGCCACTTCTTTCGGGATTCTAATTGCATCATTTGGTGTACCAAGCGCAGTTTGCTGACTTGTTCCACTGATAATATTGATTGATTGTTTATCGTTTGGAACACCCATTGTTAAAATGATGAGATTCGAAATGATATGATCCGGTGATTGAGCCTGACCAGTTTGAAAAATATCAAAGAAATGTAGGGCAGTATTCCCGAGAGCATTTCTTAAAGCTTGGTCATTGAACTTTTGTTCAACTACTTGAGCATTAGTGATGCTTGTGGCCCCAGATGGGGTGCTGGCAAATAAGTCTAATGCCCCACGTTGTAAGTATGTATGGTAAAGCGATGATGATAATTCGACGAATGATTGGCATGAAATACTTTGTACTAAAGTTCTTTGACCATTAATGGCCATTTCATCCATTGAACCAATATTAACGACTCGACCTTCAAATTTTAAACCTGAAGACCAATCATTTAATGAGCCTTTTGCTTCACCTTTTAATCTACCAGCGATGAGATCCATATCTTCTTGATTGTTACTCATCCAAATAAAAACTTTATCACCTGTCGCAATAGCATTTTGAAAAAAGACGTCACTTATCTTCATTGATAATGAAGCAGTCTTTGTGAAGCTACCTTTTGGTCTACTAACCGACACGCTAATGCAGTCGTTTTGTACAACAATTGGCTTCTTGACTTTCATGGCCTCTGATAATGAGGAAGTATATGACGAAGCCGGTTCATCAAATGGAACGAAACAAACTAGCCAGCTTGGGGAAGTTGAATGAAATAATCCATCGCCTTCACTGTCAAGGTCGCTGTTTGCATGCACGATATATCTAGGAGCGGGTGTTAATTCTATTGCCATATGTTATATTATAGATTGAGTTAGTACGAACCAGTTCTTTGGTTTGCGTAATCATCCTGACTTGATCTAGGAGTAACCTTATTAGATTTCATCTCGGCTCTTTTCGACTCAGTTTTCGCATTAGCAGTTTGAGCGTCTTTAAGGATTTGATCACCAAGTTTACGGAAACTTTCCCCGATAACATTGGAAATATTTTGACCTAATTTTTCAGTTGTTTCACGAATTACTTGAAGCTCAGTTCCGCCCTTTACTGCTTGAGCCGAATCGATAACTTCACCGGCAGTTAATTGTTTCCCATCCGTCGCTGCCTTACCAGTGATTACGCCTTTACCTTCAATTGCACCGAACATGGCCTTATCTAGTCCAAGTTGGGCACCTTTTGCATCGGCCCCAAATAATGTACCCGCAACACTCATTCCCTCTTTAGAAAATGCTGCTTCGGTATTTGGATCTGACTGAAGAACACTCTTCATATTTTCTGCGACACGAGTTCTAGTTCCCTGAATTTCTTTTTGAACATCTTCCGGTGAACGCTTAGTAATCCCAGCAATTAATCTATTTGCTCGATCAAAGTTTCCAGCTTCCATTTCACGTCTAATAGCGAGACGAGCCGTTGGATCACTGACACCCATTTGGATCATATTGTTATCAATCGCACTACCCAATAAAGAAACTGGGTTATTGTACATTGATTGAACTTTACTACCGACTTGTCCAGCTGCAGTTGCTGCATCGATATCACTAATATTTGAGTTCCCACCTTTGATTGCTTGAACAGCGGCATTCACTGTACTATAGGCACCACTTGATTCAGCGAAACCTGTCGCACTTTTACCAGTGATTTGGGCATATGATTCTGCGAGAGATGACATTGCTCTACGGTTAGTTAAATCACTACTTCCAAGGGCCAAGTCGAGGGACTTAACAGTATTATCGCTACCACCTTGACGGATCAATTCAGTCATCGCCCCTTGGCCTAAACCAAGATCTTGCTGAATTTTATAAATCTGAGTCTTATCTACTGAAGCATATTTCGAACGATCAGTAATATATTGACCGGTTTTTTCATCGTAGTGTTTGAATGTGGATTGTTTATATTCCCCACCCAATGGCATTCCGTATAGATCCATTTGATCCATAACTGGTAATGCTCTTCGGTCACTTATTCCGGCTCCATTTAAAGCTTCAAGTGTTGAAAGAGTTTTTGTATCACCCTGATTCATGAGCATGTCTTTTTGACTGTCATAAATCGATTGATACCTTTGTTGGCCAGGCCCCCAGATCTTCGAGTATGTCTGCATATCGAAGCCACGGAGTTCTTGTTGTCTTGATGCTACAGCTTCATCACCCGAGCGATAACTCGCAAGAGATCCACCAGCAACACCTAGACCACTTAATAATGCGAGACCGGGTGCAAGGGCCAATCCCCCAGTCATTAATGAAGCTCCGGCAACACCCGCTGTCGCAAGTCCGCCAATAACTCCCATTCCACCTAAGAACCCTCGGGCCTTATCGAAATAGTTTAGAGCAGATCCTTGATATCCAGCTTCTTCACCAACACCCATTTGTTGCATTAATGCAAGGGTTGGATCGCCTGCAGCGGCTTGTTCACCTGCCTGCATTTGTAGATATCGATTTGATATATTCGCTCGAACCCCAGACATTGAAGCTTCATGAATACCTTCACCAAATCGTAGAACCCCTTGTGAGGCGATTCCGGCTGCGGCACCATAAGTTCCAATATTAGTTAGCGTACTGGCGATAGAGCCACCGGCCAACATTCCTCGGGGCTGATTCATCATGAGATTCTGTTCAGCTATTTTAATATCTTCTTGCTGTTTTGCCAGCGTTACAGAATATTGTTTAGCTTCGCCTTCATGCTGTTTTCTTTGTTGTTTAGTAAGGAGAGTATCATCTAGCTTACCAAGTGAGTCTTGTAGCTTTTTCGCCGTATCATCCGCTTCAACCTTCAGACCTTCAAGCTTCTGCTTAAAGTTACTGACTAATTGATCAGTGGCCATTCCCAGACCCTGATTCATCGCTTTGCCTAATTCACTAAATGAACGCCCAAAGTTCTGCATACCAGATTGCATACCAGCAAGCTCAGCAAGTTCTTTATTAAGATCTTTCAGTCCTTTTACAGCTGAAGTCGACTTTTCAAATTCACCGATCTGACGCTTCATTTCCTCGAAAGCTTTCGCTGCCGAGCCCCCAACACCTTGAGCACTCTCTGATAGAGCATGCATCTCTTTGTTAAGTTCGTTCAAAACCTTGAGTGTGGTTTCGGAATCTCTAAATGAGGCGGAAAATTCGATTTTTAAGGCCATAGTAACCTATGTTATTGAAAGGATTTAGTTAGAATATTAGGTTTTTTGGCTATTCATCATCAAATTCGTCATCTGAATCATCGCTGGCGAATTCATCCATTATTTCGCCACTTTGAATAGTTTTGATATGCTCATCAATTTCGGCCATTGTCTTAGAGATTGCTTGAGAGGTCTGTTTTGCCAGTTCATCCGCTATCTCTTTGGCCCAAGCATCGTCGTCTATTTCTGCCTCAGTCTGTTCTACTTCTGTTTGGAGGACAGAGGCTTTTAAAGCTTCGTAGTTATCTTTTGCATGTTCCCCAGTAGCATCCTTTACTTCCCCATAAACGGTTTCATAGTAATGACGTAGGACATATTGATCTGCCATCTCTTCAACAGTCGGTAATGAAGTAGAGAATTTTTCACTGAACCAACGACAGACAGAGCGATAAAAGTCCTCATATTGGGGATCTTCTATCGCCTGCAGTGCTAAAACTTGTATGGCCCGGAAAGTCTCTGAATCCATCTTAATCCAAGTACACGAATTCATCATCCAGTTTTTGGATCATGGGCCCATGCTGAGCAAACTTCTTATAATGTTCGCCACCAAACGTAACGACTTGCCCACTTGGGAAAGTAAACTCAATAAAAGGGTCAATAGTATAGGGAGTGACTTCAATGATTAAGTCGGAATATTTATCAACGAGGTAACACATTAGAGTCTCCATTATTTCCTGAACAAGTAATTGTTGGGGTGAAGTACGGGCTAACATATGGCTGAATATCTCGAGGTATCCATCCACCAGTTGTTGGAAGTATTTCTTGGACTTCTTTCAGTTTCGACTTAATCTTCTCTACTGAGGTCTGATTAAGCTCACGATCTTCTAAGTACCCCTCTAACCAACGAACGAAAGTTATTGGGCTCACGACTTCATTCCTATCGCCGCTACGTCAGCCGACGCTTTAAATTCTTCTTTTTTCTTATCTACTTCCGCCATACATTTTTCAAAAATTGTTGGGGTAATATTTGAGTCTAAAAGATCTAATCCAAAATTAGAGTTCTTGAACCAATCAGGGGATTCAAGTAAGCGCACTTTTAATTGGGCCATCATGAATGCTTCACCAATTAGTTGAGGCATTGCTGCTTCAGGATTTGGGCCTAGAAGATCTCTGCGGTATTGATCCGCAAGGAATTGTTCTTTACGGGTAAGCAAAGCTTTTACTTTAAATGTTCCAGTAAATGGTTGTTGAGTATCTGTCCCAATAATATTTAAGGCGAATGATGATGATATTTCCATTATTTTTTTCCTTTCTTAGGAGCTGGTTTCTTTAACTGCTCCATCTCTTTTAATGTATTAACTAGAAACTCAGCGGCTTGAGGGGGCTGAATAGATCTAATCTGAATCCGTTCAAAGAAAGAAACTCTAAAAGCATCCATATCCTCGGGAATTCTACAGTTACCATTAATGCCAATACACAAATTATCTCCATCGATATACGCTCCTAGTAATATGACGCCACGAGAAATCATTTCCGGTGTTAATCTACAGTTAATATCTAATCCGCTTAGATCCCCAGAAATCGGCTTTACGTAAAATGGGTAACTAAGAAGCTTTGTTCCTTCAAGTATTAGGTCAGGCAATAAAAGTGAGTTGATCCTAAGCGTGGCTTGGGCATCTGTATCAAATTTAAAGTCTTCATTTTTTTCGATGAGAATCGTTCTCATATGGCTTACATCCTTGTGTTAATTATTGAACCTATAATGATTATAGATCAGAGCATTGATTGTCGTAGGAGGCCCAATTGAAAGAAAGTTTTTTTATGATTCATTTACAACCAGAAGAACAACTAGCGTTAAAATATATTTTGAAGAATTGGGTTCAGAGATTGATGAGCCACGATGATTGCAATAAAAGTCTCGCAAGCTCGCTACTAGATGTTTACCTTGATTTAGCAAAAGACTTAGATGGCATTGAAGCCGACAGTTTTGTACTACCTCTACAAAGAACAAGTATTATGCGTAGTGCAATGGAGAATTTCTATCATATTAAACCAATTATTCCTCGGAAAGAAGCTATGGCCGCAGCAAAACATTATGAGATGCTTGCGAAATGGTTCTTCGAAGACAAAATTGCAATGACTAAGGACGAGGTATTAAACCTTGGCAGCCAATACGGGGTTCTCTGATTCAGTATTCTCGATTGAGAATTCTTTATCATCGACATCAAATGATGCTTTGTTTATTTTGCGGATAATATATAGTACAGTTGATAAAAACCATAGAATGATCGCTGCACTTGTAGCAGTCCATGAAAAGACGAACCAATGACGAGCAGCAACACTGACTATGGCCACCAAAAAACTCATGATTGAATAAGTTAAAGTGATTGAAGGTTTGTTGGTTTGATTATCCAAGAACATTGGAAACCAAAAACCTTTGGAAAAACTCTTTTTAATTGTAGAAATGATTAGTGTTAACAATGTGCTTCACCTTGGCTTTTTTGCCGTATGCGAGCGGGAACTCGTAGTGCATTAATTCTTTATGGCTACTTTTATGAACCGTATCGAAATCTAAATTACCTTGGAATTTTCCTGATGCTGGGATATCCGTAAAGTTATCATCGAATGAATCACCGAACTCATGACCTTTCCCAGTATGGTAATGACCAGCTTGGGCCCCAGTGACATATTTGAGCTCATGGTTATTCGCATTGCTGTGAAAGACTGATTCTTGTCCGTACTTATTACCCAGTTTCTCAATTAGTTCTGGGGTCACGTTGCCTCTGTGGTGAACCATAATTACTGGTTCTGAATGCCCACCATAAACGCCTTTCCCTTCATGGAAAATAGCTCCATGGGCCACTAGTTCTTTTTGTAAGTCTGCATGTCTTTTAGCATTTTCTTTGTCATCCAGCTTCTGGGCATTTGGATTACCTGCCGATAGAATCGAGTAAGATCCATGGTTTAAATGGTGCTGTAGGCTTTCTTTGTCCAACTCATAGCGACCCGGCTGTTTAGCCATTGCCCCATTACGAGTCTGAATACCTTCTCTTTGTAGATACTTATCGTGGATTTTCATAAAGATAATATTAGGTCAAATAATATGTTGACTATTTGAGTCATATAGTTTAATATTAGTTATCACCTAACCTTTTGGAGGACTTATGGCAACAACAAACGAATCAAGAATGGTACTGAGAAACGAACTCACAACTCTTGAAAAACGTGCCTATTCCCTAAAAACTAAGAAAGCTCGTATTACAGCATTTGAAAAGGTTCGGGAAGTACGTCGTAGCCTTCATAATGAATACGCTGAATTAGCTGAGCAGTATGATGGAAAAGAAGTAATTGCAACAGTTAATTGGTCTCGTCCAGATGGCGATGGCTACGTAACGGTTGAAGGTATTGATAGATCGATTCCGTTTTATTCATGCAATGACGTAAAAGCAAAAAGCTGGTATTCTGAATTTGCTTGTATAACTTACGAAAAAGGTCAAAAGATTAAGGCGGTCTTAAAAACATCTGTATCAAGTGATGGCATAACTTTTAGTTTAAGTAAAATCCGTGGTGGTAAAATTGATCATGCAGAGTATAAGGAATTATGTAAAAATAAAAACAGAGCTTTTTTTAAATACCCAAAAGCTAAAGGCGTAACAGGATTGTTCGCTGCATAGGGAGTCGTTATGTTTTACAGAATATGGGACATGAGGGAAGGAAAATTTATTAATATTAAATTTGAGACCGTCGAAGATGCGAACGAATATATTAAAAAAACAATAGATACAGAGCACTGCAAAGAAAGTGATTTGATAATTTTCAATATAATGAATTAGGAGCTTTTATGCGAATTGAACGGACTCCATATACTTTCAAAATGATCTGTAGAGTCGACCCTTTCAAGAACCAGACATGGGGATTTGAGATCGGATTCTTTGAGCATGATACCTATAAGGCAAGAAAGTTGCTTGGTGTATATCGACCAGCATTCAAAGATTATTTAATTTTTAAAACTACTAAAGAGATCGAACTAAATGACGTAAATAATATAGAATCCTTACTGAATATTTGGGCCACGACTGAAACAGAGGATTTGTATTTTACTTTAATGGATCAATCGATTGACTTGCTAAACTATAGCTCTTTCCTGAAAAAAACGCCTATGTGGATCAATACGAATGACTCCCAATATAACTTACTTGGGACAATCATGCTGGTAAACAATAAGCTTTTATTAGGTGGGTGTTGTACTTTGGAGTTTGGGGATAGAACTCCGTGGACACTTGGCCCCATTAATGACTTTGACAATGTTCTTAAATTTCACGAATTCCTTGTTGAGCAAGGCGTATTTATAATGCAGGATTTGATCCCGGCCAAAACATATTTCTCATAAAAAAGCCACCCGAAGGTGGCCTTACTACATGTCTATCGAATCTTCATTTCTTTCTTGGAAGTAGTGACGGAGATGGTCTCTTAATCTTCTCTGTCTCTCATCTTGAACAACTAATGACATCATAGAAGAATTGTCTCGGCGAATATCAGTCTCTGGGTCATACTCATTATTTTTGAGAATATCCCATCGTTGCCAATAACGTCTTTCAGCTTTCTTACCATGCCAATAATGTAGAATCGTACAGTCAAGATACCCAATATCTTTCTTCACGAAATCCAAAGCATTTTTCTGCCATTGTAATACGGCCTTTAAATAATTTGGGTGCAGTCCTGTAGGAACAGATCTCTCGGCCAGACCAATCATTGCTAAGGCCATGTGATGATCACCGGCACCAATAATACAAGGGAAGTCGATTAATGGCCCAGTTGAATGGGTTCTTAATGCTTCCATAGCTTCTCTTCTCGCTGCCCATGCATATCCCGGGTGCCAATAATACTTCGCTGGTAAGTCTTTTTTGTTGTATGGGTTATTACTAATAATCCCACCTAAATCAGGCTCAAAGCGATTTTCTTGCCAGCACCATACAAATCCTTTATGAACTTGTAAGACTTCATGCTTAGGGCCTAAATCAACGGCTGATGAGAATAATTGGAGTACCATGAAGTGCTGAAGCTTATGCATTGTTTCAAGTGCCCAGTCATGACGTGGGAAGTGAATGTCGGCATCGATCCATGCAACATATTCCCAGTCTGGGGCGATCTTGTAGAGCTGCTTAATCCCGATATTGATCATGTTCTCTTTATGCCATAATTCATCGTATGACTTTAGTTGGACATGATTAGGGTTATTTGCTTCAGTGACCTCATAAGGTCTGTCTCCGAAACACATTTCTACAGTAATCAAGTGCACATGAGGGGAGTCCTTCATGTGCTGCTCGAATTGTTTAAATAATTTAACTCTCGACTGGTAGCGAGCTGTATTGCTGATAACTGAAATAACAAACAGCGTTTTATTCTTCATCTTCTTTTCTCCGTTTAATTTCTTTCTTTAAATTTTTAACTAATAATTCGAGCTCTTCAATTGAGGCATTATTCTTTAAGGTATTAGCTCGATTCGATATAACCCAAATATTACCCTTCACATACCCTTTTGAGGGATCAAACCTGTCAACAGAAGGACTACCCTTAGATAGCTTACCACTCTGAGGCTCGTTTAATGGAATTCCAAGTAATGGACATTTTTCTGGAATTATTAAATCCTTATGTCCAATATTAAATTCTATTTTCTTTTTATTAGCACGTACTTTGATGGCCCAATACATATGTTTAATTTTATTATTTTGGCGATGCATTGAACTGTTTTTAACCACACAAGCTTTGCACCAACATGCATATCCACTTGTACGGGTTTTTTGAACGCTGAACTTTTCTAATGGGAATTGGATGTGGCACTTTGAACAAACTTTAAAACCATCTAATTCAAGCTTCCATTTTTCTTTTGCTAAGCATCCGCAAGAATTAGTGTATCCACGATTGATATTCGTCAACTCAATGTAACATTCATTCCCACAATCACAAAGACAGTGAAGTTTCCTTCCATTTTTCGCTAAAACCTTTAGTTTGCCGTACCTTTCGAGTACCGGCAAACGTCTTGGTCTTGTTTTTTTTGGTTTTAAAGTATCCACTACCAAAGTTTATAACCGACTTTTAAAAACACTTCATTGTCCCATATCTTGTCGTAAGTTGTGTAGTTAACTCCGAAGCCCGGACTAACAGTTACTTTGCTGATAGCTAGATCTAATTGGTGTTTTGTTGTAAGCCATTCCCCGCCGTATTTATGATTGTCACCTGTACCAGTATATGACTGATAAACCAGTGGGCCAACAACTGGCTCATAAATATTTAGACCTACTGCGAAATGTTCTTTCTTAGTGTTTGCTTCACTGACTTGAGCAGAGATTGTTCCAGAAGCAAAAGCTGACGTTGATAGAATCGAGAGTAATGCGATAAGTGCAAATTTTTTCATCCAATAATCCTTTGTTAAGATGGTTTAGTCTCACAAAGATTATAGATTGGGAATTATTCGAAATGTATGTTACCGTCTAACTCAAAACGAGCTTCACAATTTTGACTACTGTTACCAAGAGTTGGGACTTCTGACAATCCTTCGTGAAATAATTCATATACGTAATAGTCATATTCAACTTGAAATTTTGCTTGACGAACAACTGAACGGTGCATCAAAGATAGTGGCCATTCCCCTCTATAGTTTGGATTAGCCGTTACTCCGTCAGATAAGTAACGAGTATAGCTACCCCAATTCGGTTTGATCCCTGAGTAATTGGCCATTGTTCCTTGCCAGTAAACTGTTCTATGCGCACGACCTAAATCACAGTGACCAAATTCATGATACACAACTGATTTAATATCCCATGCTGTAGCACTGGCAAAAAACGTATTATCTACGTAAACAATGTTTGCATTATTGTATGTTTCACAACGACCAAGGATACTGCCATATGAACTCAGGTCTTTTAACTTGTAAAAAACTCTATGCCCATCAGCACCAATTCCAGCATCACTTTTTAAATTATAAAATGCGTCAACGTATGGCTGTAATTGAGGTTCTTCGATTTGCTCAGTTGAAGCAAGATCGCTGGAAATAATAGTTGGATTAGCAGGTATTGGGTAAAGGTTATCAACTGAATATTTATCTGATGGCTTACATGAAGCAAGAACGATCAGGAATAGAATTGATAAGTGTTTCATAGATACCTCTTACATCAATTCTATACCCATTGACTCAAATAGTCAATAAGAATAAGAAGAGGCAAGGAGCCGTAATTACTTAATGATTTTAGTGATTGGAGCTACAGGTTCCATAGGCTTAGGATCTGGTTTAACTGTCCAGACTTGGAAGTAGAAGGCATAAGCTGCAGCGACCGCTGCAATGACTGACCAAGTGATGTAAACGATACTTTTAGTTGATTCCCACCATTTAATAGGGGCTTCAGTGATCTCTAATCGTTTCTCAATAACTTCAAATTCTTTATCGATATCGTCTTTAATTGCGTGGATGTATTTTATAAGGTTCGAGTTCATTGACTTGAGTTCTTGAACCCCAGCAATGTGTAACGTTAATTGATTATTATACTCAGCTAAATGTTCGTTAGTCTTCATTTGCTGTTCTTGGATCTGATCGATTTGATTAGCTCTTAAAGCGTAATGAGTTTTATGCTCAGTAAGACTATTATCAACAGCATGTATCTTGTCTGTTAAGTCTTTAATATCTTCTTTAATTTCTAATCTTATATCCATAACACGATCTCAATATATTACATAGCTGTTTTCGATTTCTCTGATTGCCAAATTACTTTATAGAACTTATTAGCTGCCCAAAAATCATTGGGAGTAATCGTATCCATTCCGAAAGTTTTTTCTGGTACAAATGGAATATTAGGATTCGCAGCTTTTTGAGCCCAGTACACTAATTCACTGCAAAAGAAGGCTTTTTCATTCGATAAAACCATTCCAAAATCATATGGTTTACCAGTTTGTTTAATGGCCCATTCAGCTGCAATAGCTTGCTCAGCTTCAGTTAAATAATTACACTCTAGTAAACAAACATAGTCTTTATCTAAAAAGAAAGTGTAAAGATCTATTTCATGGACTCCGTGAGTAACGGCTTCAATGACAGAATTAGTTTCAGTAACCATTCCTACGTGAGACCAGAATCCCGGGATGAAAATATTAGAGAGTTCACCATCAGTTCTGGATAGAAGTAATCGACCAGTCTTTAATAGAGGTAAGCATTCATGGAAGTCACTCCCAACAATTAGTTTACGGGAAAAAGGCATATGGATCAATGCCATCTTAGGCGAGATCCACGATGATAGTTTTAATAATAATTTGCGCATTTACTTAACCTCGTTAAGAATAAAATTAAGGCCAATAGTTTTTACTGATTGAGAGTTGTATTCAATACGAATGTGCATCCCGTAATAAAGGTCTGCATCAAATTCACTTTTATGTTCGTAATAATCTTTAACTAAACAGAGGTCATAGGCGAATTGGTTTAATTGAGCATTCGGAGTCTTACTGTATGTTCCAATCTCATCATCTAATACGTACAGATTTACTCGATCGAGACTTTCCGCACTAATGATTTCTACCCCAGTGATCTTTATCCATGGGTAAGGGATCTTGAAATCCAGAACATTGATTCCGTTATTTACAGCGAATACTTTTCCATGAACTCTTTTATAAAGTTTTTTTGTACCAATGTTTTTGGCAGCGAAAGGGGACTGAGCTGTTGCAATAAGGGATCTGTTTGCAAGGGGGAGTATGTTTGTTTGAAGATCGGTTGCATCTGGTGAAGATTTTTCAACAGTACACTCTAATTTGAATGGGCCATCGAATACGATGACATAAAAAGAATCATTAACCGTTAATATTTGCGGCAATAAGTTTTTAGTTACAATTTGATTTTTAATTACTGTCCATGAAACATCCATGAATTATTCCTCTGTCCACGTAATAGTGATGGCAATTATGTTACCTGTCTGAGTGATCGAGTTAAGGTTGAGGCATAAGATCTCGCCAGTTCCTCTTAAAGTAATCCCCTGACTATTCCCGCCGAATACTAAAACTAGTGGATTAACGTCTGAGTTAGCGAAAGCTGGTGCAGGAAACTCTTTTTTAAAAATGGCCATATTCCCGACCAATGTTCCAAGAGCTGTAGGGTTGACCGTATAAGCTCTGATTACGGCTGTTGCTGCATTATTTTGTGAGTCATGGGGAACAGCTGTTAAAATAGTAGATGTCCCACCAGTATTAGCAGTGGATCTTTTGAGTAAGTAGAATGTTCCCAGTCCGGCAGTCGTTTGAGTACAACTGACCATGATCTTAGCTATCCTGACAGCTTTACTTGCGCTTCCAGTAATAGTTAGAATATCTGTGGCAGTTGCCGGAGCGGTGAAGGATACTGTTGCCGAATACGTTTGATCTACCCCATCAGTTGGAGTAGCAATTACTATTTGGCGACCACGAGAATCTGTTTGGCAAACAACTTTTTGACCATTTGTTACAGTTGGAAGAGTAGTATTATAAACCCCACTCTGAAGCATGTAATCGTCGTATTGAACCGCAATTACATCAGCTGCATTCATTGCAGTAGTGTCGTATTGAAGCGTCAGGACTGTTCCAGTAAGGTTTGTGTATCCTTTACCAGTAATCCCCGGTGCGTAAATTATTTTTCCGGCAGTCACGTTTACGATAGCGAATACGTCTCGTAAGTCGAACGCTTGCACGTTAGCGAAATCGATTGTCTTACTTGCTGGGGTAAAAGTTAATGTGGAATTTATAACGGATTTTGCCATGAATTATCCAAATATTAATGCATACGCTAATGCGTCGCTTTCAGTTGCTTGTCGTGCCCAATCAGTTGCAAGAGCTCCGACTTTAATAAACATGTTACCGAGTGAATCTAAGGCAAGATCAGACAAATTAGCGTCGAATCCAACACCTGATGAAGGATCAGTGTCCAAGATATATAAAGTCTTTTCGCCTAATGTAATTTCGTCGACTAGAACTGCCATTTTAAAACCTATAAAGGGCCCGAAGGCCCATTAGTTATTAAGCTACTGTGAATACTCTGTATGATACTGACCAATTGATGTTATCGTTTGCAGAACCTTGAACACGTACACGAGCTGTTACACCTGTTACGTCGATTGTTCCGTTACAAGAAGTGATATCTTCTGCAGTAAAATCTGATTGAACTTTTTGTAGAGTTACTACACCAGCAATGTTTTTTACGTATGCTGTACGGATGTAAGTAACTGCATCACCAATATTTCCTGAACCAGTACCGGCAGTTTTTCTACCAACGATACGAGCTTCGATCATCATTACTTGGTTACTTGGAACAGTGATTACCGCTGCAGAAGTAACAGTTGCGTCAGTTGTTGCAACAGTTGATTGAGTTACTACATCTGAAATTGTTCCAGATACTTGAGTTAAAGTTGCAGTGAACTTGATGTCCCCAGCTACGTCTAAAGCTACAGTTGGAGCGGCTACGTTTAGACCTAATCTAAAGTTAGTGTTATCCCAGAAAAGTTTTGTATTGTTTTGAGAAACTACACCAGCTGTACCAGCAAATAGAATCGATCCGATTGTGTTGTTTGATAATGTTACGTTAGCAAATGTTGGAGTTGCTGCCGCATTGATACTTTGTGGTAAAGATAAAGTGATTGAACCAGCTGCGTTTGCTACTGATACTTGGTTGGTTGTCCCAGTTAAAGTTGCAAGAGCATATCCAGTTCCGTTACCAATTAATAACTGACCATTTGATGGAGCAGTTGAAAGGTTTGTACCACCGTTAATAACTGGCAATACGTTTGAAACTTCACTTGTTAAGTTAACAGTTGTTGCAGTAGAGATCGCACCAGTTGCAGAGTTTTTAACAAATCCTGCAGTAGCCAATGTTCTGAAACGAACAGCTGAGTTTACATCTAAAGCCACTGATGGAGTTGTTCCAATCCCTAGCCATTTATTTGTATTATCCCAGAATAATGCTGAGTCTGATACTTGATTGTTTGCGTCTAACCAGAAAGTAATTTGGCCAGCTACACCCGGAGTAGCAGATCCTCTCATTACGAAAGTGCCCGCTGTATCAGCGATTTTTTGTGTACGGTTAGCTGTAAGAGCTGATTGATCTAAGAATAAAGTGCTAGCAATGTTTGGAGCTGTGAAGTCGTATCCGTTTCTTGATGCATCAACTTTAATCGAACCAGTGATAGCACCAGCTTCTTCGATTTCAAATCCGGCACCAGCACCAGTAGCAGCGATCCCACCTTTGTTTAAAGTGATCAATCTGTCAGAGATAACTAGGTCAGTTGCGTTAACTGTAGTTAATGTTCCTGCGATGGTTACGTTACCGTTAAATACTACAGCACTGCCAAAAGTTTTTGCACCATTGATAGTCTGAGCACCTTCCGTTAAAACGAATTGAGCTGAGGCAATTGCGTCACCCGGATTAGGGATTGTATAAGTTAAAGCTGCCGTTCTAGTTGCTTGAGCAGCAATAGCGAGCTTAATTGGCTGAGTATTTTGTAGGTAAGTATCACCAACAGTGTAGCCAGTTGCGTTTGTATCGAAAATTGGTAAATAACCGAAGTTACCTGCATGCACTCCACCCATTAGTGATGTACTAATTTCATCCCATCCAGTGTCTGATGCACTTCTTTTGATGTATTGGTGAGATACGTTAAGAGTATCATCCCAGATGGCAGTTGAACCAATAGTAGCGGAAAAACCGTTAACCATTGGGTTTGCGTCAATAACTGCATTTATTTTTTCGCCGATAGTGATTTGATCAATTAAATTAGCTAGTGCCATAAGTCCCCTCCATGGGAAATATAAGAAAGTCTATTGAATATTAGGTTTTATAGGGGTGCTGTCTCCGTAAACAAATCTAGTTCCACTGTTCCATGCCAGTTAGTTACTGTAGTATCTGGGGCCGTTACTTTCACTTGGACAGAAGTTGAGGTTTTCTTAAAGTCCAATTGGAATCGCAGGTCACGAATCATATAATCTGTTTGAGTTGATTTCAGTTGTTGTACGTTACCTGCAGGAGCATCCTTACAAAAACTCGCAGTCTTTTTGATTACTGCTTTCTGAGTTCCATCAGCTGTACGAGCCGTTAACGTAACGGTAAATGTGGCCACGGAATAACTTGGCAAAGTAAAAGCGTATCCAGTTGTTTGAGTGGTGCTATTTGTTGAAAGGGTGAACGTGTCAAACATTTTCCCTGACTGCGGGAATGCTGGGTGGAATTTTATGTGGAGCCCGGCCATTGGCTGAACATCTCCAATCCCGATTCTACCGATGTCCGTAATTAACAACCTTTGGGTATTGTTTGTGATAACCGGGACACTTGCTGCATCAATAGTTCCCAATTGTAATGGGAATGGGTGAAGAGATGAATCATTTCCGCTTAGTGACCAACTGAAAGCTCCAACGGAAGCAGCGATATCGCTTGATGTGACCCCTTGGGAGTCAACGTAGAGTACGCCTAATGTGGCATGAGACTTTACGACAACGGCAACTGGTAAGCCTGCGACTACATCGCTAAGGTTCCCACCGGCAGAGCAATAAAGCTTTGCCCCGTCTGCCCATGCACTAGTGTCAATTCTTTGAATCCATCCAATTACGCATATCGTTCCAACTTTCCCATCTGGGATATCATCTGTCGTAATCCCTCGAACAATATCTGAAATAGGTATTGAGTACCCTATCGTTGGAAAGTGCGTTCCTATACCAGTATATTTAACACAATGAAGTTTTAAAAGTGTGGCACCGGTCGTATTCTCGATCCATTCTCTTGAGGGGCTATGTAGATCTGTACCGTTTAGTTGTGAGTGGAGACCCATATTTATCCCTTGCTTACAATGACGTTTCCATCATTATCCGTTATAATTTCTGGCCCTGCATCGTAATAGACGTTAGCTGTTGGATCATAATTCAGTCGCTTTGCACCATTAGGCAAACTACCTGACGTTAAAATCCTATCTACGTTAAATTTGATGGCCATATCGAAAGCCCCCTCAATCGCATTGAATAGGTAAACTTCTTTGTCTTTAATTTTTTTAATTACGACATCTGCGATATCTTTTGATGGTGGTATAATTATTGTGGCCATTACACTTCCCTTACATCGATTAAGTCGTCATCAATGTCATATGTGAGTAATAAATCTTTTTGTAGAACTGAGCGGTAATAAAACTTGGCGTGGACAATATCTTTTGTCTGACTGTCTCTTTCCAATGATACTTGGTCATACTTCTTTGGCTTGAATCCAAATGGGATATCAATCTGAGCAGCGACTACAAGGGCATTCTTACCATCATCCGTAACTTCGGAATCAATGTAGTTCCCGTAGTAATCGACTAAGGCGTTACGTAGGGCAACGGTTGGTTCTTCTGCGTATGCGGCACGAATACCAGCATTGGCATCAACGGTATTTCTTTCCTGCTCACTAACAGTAATTGATCCCCCATCATATTCAGTTGGATTCAAGTATTTGCTGATTTTTCCGCCGATTTCACCGACGTAGAATTGGGTTTTGGAAATAATGCGTTTAACTTCGCATTCTAATGGATCTAGGCCCGTTTTGAATAGGGTAATTTGTTGTTTAGGGTGAAGTCCGTAGACATCTGCGACGGTGATTACTGAGTCTGCAACTTGAATTGGATTTAAAATGACCGATGGCCACTTCTTTTCAGTAAGCATAGCGTTCCCTTGAACATTTGGCCACCCTTGGCCTGTAAAACCCGTGTTTTACTAAAGGAATATTAGGTTTTTTCATGCTTTGACTATTATAGTCTTGACTATTTGAGTTAAAAAGAATAACATGATGATAAGTGAGGGTTTATGGGCAAGAAACAGATTAGCGAAGATACTAAAAGAACTATCATGATTATGTATCGGGATAAAGCGTCCATTAATCAAATCAGTAAATCCGTAGATCTTTCACCATTATTGATTGATCGAGTCATTCAAGAGAAGCGGGCTGACAAGATTCCTGATAAGACCCCGGAAGGTCGGCCAATGAAAAGTATCTTGCATGATTTCGAATATTATGGACGTTGTAATGACAGTGATTTTCCACAAGTCATTGACGCTTTAAGATACTTCATCAATAATCCTTCTTTTAACAAGGAGAGGGAAGTGGAAAACGTAGAAGTTGAAGTTGTTCCGGCACCAGTTGTAATTGAACAGCCTGAAGAAAAGGCTCAAAGATTAGTCAGTACGATTATTAGTATCAATGCTACTTTAGATACCATCAAGCCATTATACGGCGAATTGGATCAAGCAGTGTTGGAACTGAGAGAGCTCGTAGGCTTAAACAAGTTTGTAATAGAGCCCGGGACACAAATAGCAGTACAAATCGTCGACGAATATGCAGAGAAAAATACTATCTGGCGTATTCAGAGCTCACAAAGATTTGTGGCCAAGATTAAGACTTTGGAAGATAGAATTAAGCAAGCTGAAAAAGAAGCTAAAGCCGCTGAGAAAGCAGCTAAAGCTCTGGCGAAATAAGAGGAGTTTTTATGTTTCCGAAAAGTTTTTTAATTGCGTATGATTTAATGAAGAATCAACTTAGTCGCACCGAACCAGTTGCGAGAGAAGATCTTATTCAATACGTGTACAAAAATTTTGACTGTACGGAAATGTTTTTCAATAAGATTCAGTCTCAATTGAAAAGAGCTCATTTAATTAATGTTCCAATGGAAAAAGATAGTAACGGTGTATCGAGACGGTCTAAGGTTCTAGTGAAACTCAGAGATGTCTCGGTCATCGAATTATATGAGTTATTGATTGGGCCGTATCCTCAAGGGGAGCTGGAATCTAGCCTTAGACCTATTTTAAAGAACTTAGATACGAAAAAATAGACTATTTTAGTTAATTAGTTATTGACTAAAATAGTCATATGCATTATAATCAGAGTAAGAACTGGGAGGTTCCAAATGAAAAATATCATGCTTATGTTCTTACTAATGTCTTTTGTAGCTTGTAAAGGTGGCGGCGGAGCTGGTAGCACAGTTGCTGATACGGCAACTACCACTACGACCAACAATAATAATAACCAGAATCAAAATAACAACAACAATAATGCCGCATTAGTTGAAGGGGTTGATACTCATCACTCAACTTCTGAAGCAATCTTTGCAACATATGCCACTCAATACTCGGCTTCGGTTGTGGCCATCAATACAGGCTTAGGAACTAACTATGCTCGTTGGAATGCGACTGATTATCCATTCGTTTACAAAGATACTGGGTTTGGGATTGTCAGCGGGAGCTATATTGAATGTAAGACTTACCCAGATGGAACGCATGAAATCTTAGTTGGTAATGGTTGGGAAACTTACGATGATACAAATACTCTAAGCGGTTATGGTGGTTTATCAACTCGTAAAGCAATGTTGGCCAACTTTACTTATACTGCGGTTATTAAGTGTGTGAACGGAATTAGTGATGCTGGAATCAATACTGTTGGTGGAGCTTCATCACTCGTGAATACTTATAGAAATCCAACGAATAACATCATCTATTTCTCATCTTCATTAGCACCGGATGCAGGAGTTTTAATGTGTCTTAACCAAGTTGGATCATATGCTGGGAATAGATTGTCGAACTTGTTTGTTAATTACCCAACGAGCGGTTATACGAAAGCTTTTATTGCCAGTGTGTTAACTGGATCGACTCAAGCTATACAAATGGCCGAAGCTGAAATCAGTCAATATAACTACGACATAACTCATTTCAGTGGTGCTGCTTATGATCCGAATGATCCGAATAACTCTCCTGATGGACATGATAGTTATTCATTGAATACGACTTTAAGAGCAGATCACTGGGTTTATTTACAAAGTTATATCAACAGATAGGAGTCTATATGCCACGATCATTCAGAACATTAAAAAGATTAGCGACAGAAAGAGTATATAAAGGGCAGCCAGTTGAAGTAATCCAAGCCCAGATCGACGCTTTAAAAGTTAAGTTAATTAATTTTGACTATAAAGATCGCATTGGGATGGAATTGGAAGTAAAAATGCTTGAAAAAATGGTTGGGGTATTAGGATTCGAACCTAAGATGGAGGAATCAAAATCCTCAGACTTACCACTTGTCGATACCCCAGTATTTAAAAGTATTATAGGTCAGGGAGCATAAAATGGAAAATGAAAAAGTTGTAGAGTATCATTCAGAAGCATGGCAACAATTAGTCTGCGCAATAAGTCGAACAAACATTGGTATTTTTGGCTGGACTACTTGGGAAGTTTTTGAATGCAAAGGGAAGAGAATGGCACTTATGAAATGGAGCCAGCTCTAATGAAAATAAGGTATCAGAATATAGGAGATAGCATGAAGAAGAGAAAAAGTGCCATGATCTTCATCATAACTTTTGCATTGTCTGCGATTATTTTTTGTTTTAGTAGCCTTCATTTTGTGAAATAAAAATGGGCCCGAAGGCCCATACGTCTTAGACTAGAAATGAAGCAACCTCGGCATCATAGTTTTCACTAGTGGAACATCCGAGGTATTATTTTAAGAATTAAGCCCCATCATCGATGTTAGCAGCTGAAGCACTCTCAGCGTCACCGCCAACAGAAGCTCCGTACTCATCTTCACCACGTAATGCAATTACATCTAAACGGATATCAGAAACACCTCGAGAAGCAACTCCTGATGACCATCCTTGTACTCTACAACCAACAGCTGTGAATAATGATAGACCAGTTTTACGATCAAGAATTACGATTGAGAAATCTTCCTCATTCAATAAATCTTTTAGTAACGTAGCGTTTGCTACTTTGTATGGGCCTGAATCAACTACTCTGTATCCTGTAAGAGTAACTGTTACAGCTTCCTGAGAAGTTGGAACGATTTCTCCCGGTGAGTATCTACCAAGCGTGAATAAAGGTTCTTTTGATTGTCTTATTGACCAACTACAGTTAGTGAAGAGCCCAACGACTTGACCATTGATCAAAATCTTTGCTCTTGAACCAACGAGCGTCTTTGCCTGTGCCATTTTTTATCTCCTATCCATGGATAAGGGGCCGTAGCCCCTAATGATTTTAATTATGCTGTTTGTTCTACTTGAGAGATCGCCATTGCAACTGGTACGAAGTAAATTAATCCAGCGATTTTAGCTTCGAAAGCAATTCTCATTACTCCACCAGTTAATTTAATCGAAACATTTTTGTAACCTTTTACTGCATCATCCGATGGAGCGATCCAACGTAGACGTAAGAAGTTGAACATTTCTGTTTCAAGTAAAGATTTAGCTGAAGCTGCAGAAACTTCCGCAACTGATTTACCAACGATAGCTCGGTCGAAACGAACCTTTAAAGTAAGGGCCATTAAGTCAGATACGTAAACAGCTTGTAGAGAGTTGTAAACGAAGTTGTTATCGATTGAGTAAGTTGTTTGGTCAGATACCCAACGGAATCCACCAGTCGGAACTCTTTCCATGAACAATAGACCAGCTTTTAAAGCGTCTTCTTGATCACCCGGATTTGTGTAATCGAATCCTGCAGGAGAGATTAATCCAGTGATTTGAGATCCTTTTTTAACGATCCCTTTGTATCCCGCTGCTAATTGCATAGCTGCAGCGTTAACAGCTGCGTACCATGGCTGGAATGTTTTAATTGTTCCGTCTACAGATGGGTTACGCACTTTTTCGAATGCTAGACCGAATCTGAAGTTTGCCAAGTTATTAGCTGCTTCTTTTGCAAGATCGTAAGTAGTCCAGATAGATCCGATAGCTGAACGATTTCTCATTCTTTTCTCAGTAGACATCTCGATTACGTGACCTGATAAATATTGGTTAACTGCTTCAATTACGTAAGTAGAAGAAGATTCAGTTTCACCTTCCAAGATATCTGCGTCAGCATCTTGAGAGATAAGTGGTACGATAAAGTTAAGGTCAAGTTTTTTACATGCTTCGATTGCAGCAATGAAGTCTGCAGAAGTTGTTCCACCTTTTGATCCACCATCTAAGAATTGGTCTGGCGTGATTACTTCTGGTAATCCTTCCCCAACCATTGATACAGAGATAAGTGGTGATGCCCCAACGATTGTTTTGAAATCGTAAGCATCTTTTTTAAGTAGACATGACTTGCTAGTTCCAGCAACTGAAATAGTGAATGTTCCTTTTGGTAAAGCACTACAAGCAAAAGTTGTGTATTTTGCAAGAGTAACTGCCGCTGTGAAATCTTTCTTAGAGTTAATGAAGTCTACTAAGTCTTTTAAGATTTTGAATTGGTTGAATGCACAAGTAAAAGCTAATGTACTTGATTTGTAGAATTCAATCCTATCAGCTAGAACTTTAATGAATGAATTTTCTTGAGAGCATCCGATTTGAACAACGACATCTCCACCGATTGTATAAGTAGATTGTTGAGTTCCTTTAGATACTAAGAAAGCCATTTTCTTTTCAGAAGCAGATACTAACATTTTGTTAGAAAGAGATGCACCAGCATAAGTAGATTTATCTAAAAAGATAGCTTCTACGTCACCAATGAACTCAAGCGTTTTACCAACACCATCGATTTCTGGTTTTAATACTAGGAATGGTTGAGTTGATTGAGTAATTGCTACTACTACGTTTGCTGAACCAGTTGCACCAGCTGAACCGTCTGAAAGTCTAACTAAGTTTACTGTATTGATTGTTGAAGATACTACTTCGTAGAAACCAGCGTTAACACCAGCGAAAGCAGTTAAGTACTTCACGATGTCACCAGCTTTTGGCTGAGCTACGAATCCAGTTGGAACTGAAACAACTACGTTTGCACCGTCATTTGATACTGTTGTAAAAGTACCAGTTAGGCCAACAGTTGCTTGGCGATCCATACCAGTTTTATTAGAGATATTGATATTTGAGAATAGGATAATATCATCGTCAGCTGCATTTACTACACCTGAAGCTACACCAATTACTGCTCCTGCAGGGCCAGAAAGTTTTTTAACTGTGATAGAGGCGTTTGAAGCAGTGTTTACTACTTGAACAACAACGTATGCACCAGCGTTATTAACTGATGAAGTTCCTTTGATAGCTGAAACGTGTCCAACACCAAAGTCACTGTCTGGGATAATTAATGTTTGCCCTTCTACTGGAACAGTCGAAAAGATTGATCCTGATTGAAGAGTGATTGTTAAACGATCAGTGAAACCAGATACTAGAGCTGTAGAGATAGTCTTAGTAAGGGCTCCTAAACCAGTTAATGGCTTAATTACTTTCCCACCAGTTGCTAAGATCCCTAGATCGATTGAATTGATTGCTGCAGCTAAATCGCTACCAATCATTTTTACGTTAACTGAAACTGTATTAACCGCTGCACCATTTGGACGTAATCCAAAAGTTGAAGCAGCTGCGAAGTTTGGTGCGTAAAGGATGCCTTCTGCTTTTGGAGCAATTTCGTTTTGAGATACTGTCGACTTAATCTTTACAAGATTTCCCGGGTATCCAAATTTCTTTGCTGCAAGATCCGCATATCCACCGAATCCAGCTTTTGTAACTGAAAGAGTAGCAGGCGTTGATTTGTTTGTTTTAACGATACGGATTGCTTGAACAGCACCAGTAATAGCTGGGTCGTTCGCTGCTTTAGTTGCATGAGCAAAAGCTTCTACAATTCTACCGCTACCGAATTTACTTACTACATAACCGTATTGGTCAGGAGTGTAAACTACGTCTGAAAGATCAGCCTCTAGTGAGAAATCTGGGCCTTCATCGGCTTCACCGATAAGAGTTAGGACACCGGCTGTACCAATGTTCGATGCTTGTGTTTTTACTTCCTGATTAACATACGTTCCCGGCACATAAAGTTGTGATCCCGAGTCAGTAATATAAGATTGTGCCACTATGAGTCTCCTTGTGAATTATCAATAATATTAGGTTCTAATGTTTTATTCTTACGATCCATGAAATAGGCTTTCTTTTTCTGAATCATTAAGGCTATAGATTCCGGTTTATGTTTTTTCCCATAAAATGGGTTTTTCACTAGTGCATTTCTGTCTTTTCTTCTTTGTAGAGCTTCGAGGGAGAGTTTCCACCCTTTTTTAGATTGCCGGTTCTGCTCATTACTTTCGGGATGATGGCAATAACCGACTTCCCCACCAGTCCGCAAATTGTATCCATTTGGAGAAACGGTGTTTAACGCTGAGATCCAATAAACCTCCCGTTTCCCAAGCAAATCTCTATCCTCGACCGTTTCAAGCTCTTTAATAGTAAAGTTTTCTTTGCCGTATTTTACTATTGCCGAAGATATTGCTCGGCATTTATTTTTAGCTTTAATGGAATGGGCGGAGCATACATGCGCAGACCATCTACGTACTATTGGAGTAGTAGTTAATCCTACGTATTGCTTTCCATTAATATTATTCGTAATACTGTAAATCTTCATAAATCCTTATAACCCAAAGTTCTTGACGCCTGCTTCAAAGTCTTGGGACGTGACGTATCCTTTCTTTTCCATATGAGTCTGTAATGGGCCAAAGAGGTGTGCTGGGAATTGCTGAGTCGCCCACCACTGCTCAAAAGATAGAATTCTTCTAGCTGGTTCTGCGATTATAACTGGGGCAACGACCTCATCTTCTTGGGTCTCGATATTCACGGTAATGTCACCAAATTGTTTCTTGGCCATTATTTCTTCTCCTTTTTAGGAGTTTCGTCTTTTGGTGGAGGTGGAATTTTGCTTCCTTTCTTGCCTTTAGTTGGCTTTTTTAACAAAACCAATCCGTTTGGTAGCTTGTCCCCAACTTCAGCTTTCGTTACTGCTTCATTGAATTCTTTCTTTTCTTCTTCAGCTTGGTTTTTAGTCCCAATAGCTGCCTTCAAAGTTCCTTTTCCTGACGCAAATTTCTCTGCGATCTTTCCCGCTTGAACAGCTGTATCATTTAACATTTCTCGCATTTTTTTAGATGTTTCAACATTAGCGTCACGAATAACGTCTAATCCTGTTTCTAGTTCATCTTTCTTGAATTCAGACTTTGGAAGGTTTGGTTTAATTCTTGACTGAGCGTTCATGATATCGTTATGAGCTGTATGAGCTCCGCCCGGTGCATGGTATTTTCCACCAAGTCTATGCGATTTACCGCCTTTTTCACTGAAAGTTCCATGGCCATCAACGGCCTTATTCTTCATTTGCCCTTGAGCGAATGTATTTGAATGGTGATGAACACCTGATTTATCCTCGTCTGATCTCTTAGGAGCTCCTACGATTTTTTCACCATGACGTCTTTCCGGTACATGATTAAAGTTCCCTACTGGGGTCTGTAGTCTGTATTTTGTTTCTAGTTCGCCAGCTCTTTTATTTGAAGCCGACATTGTTCTATTTTTTTGCCCAGTTGGAGTTCTTGTTTCTTTTACATCACGAGAGTTACGGTTTTGTCTTAAAGCCACTTTATGGGCCAATGATTTACCGTCATCTATTCTTGCCTTATTTAGCTCAGACTTTGGTAAATTAGGCTTAGGCATTGCTTTTTGCTCAGCAATTACTTTGCCGTGAGCCTCTTTAGCTTGTTGTTTATGAGAATAAGAAGATTCGACCCATCCATGGGGCTTTCCTCTCTCTGCACTTCTAGCTCTATCGCCAGCTTCACTTGCTCCGCCTTTTGCATTAACGGACTGGTGAACGCCTTTCTCTGCAGATTTATGGAACTTTGGAGCCCATTCTTCTTTGCACATATCTTTAGCTGATTTTTGCATTTCAGATTTTGGAAGATTAGGCTTAGGCATTGCTTTTTGTTCAGCGATTACTGCTTTATGTTCAGGGATTAAATGTTGTTCTTTCCATGCATCTTTATGAGCTGGAACATCTGCATTAGCCTTATCTTGTAAAATCCCTAAACGAGATTTTTCATGACTACCAGCTCTTTGATTTAATCTATCTCTATGAACACCTTTAACGTCATGTTTACCGTGAATTCCACCACCGCCAGCGGCATGGACTTTATCGGGGCCAGTACGTGTTGGTTGATGTGAAGAAACTTTACCTAATTTACTTTTAAAATAATCCCCTTTTTGCATTTCAGACTTTGGAAGATTAGGTTTCGGCATTGCTTTTTGCTCTGACCGAACTTGTCCGTGAGCTTCTTTGGCCCATACTTTCGAAGTATCCTTCATTCCTAATTTTGCAGCTTCACCATGGGCAGTAGAGCCACCTTTTGGATCAACAGCTTGATGAACACCTTTTGGTGAAGTTTTTCTGTGAAGCGCATTTTGTTGTAATGGGGAAGTAGCCTTATTTAACTTTTCTAATTCAGCTGGATTTTCTTCCAAATGCTTAATTAGTTTTTTTGCTTCTTCAATTGCTGATTTAAAATCCATAGATATCCTCTATTGTGGTAATTTTGGTTTGACTTCTTTTAAATAGCTCATAGTTTTGTTATGAGTCATTTTGGCATTATTTTTAACTGATTCTTTTGTGTGTGGAGTTGAGAATTCCATATCAGGAGATTTAGCTTGGTTTTTATTTTGAATAGATTCTTTTGCGAATGCACCTTTAAGGTTAACCAATCGATCACGGAAGTAGCGGCCATTGCGGTCATTAACTTTTTCAACGACTGACTTTCCTTCATCTACCTTAGCTTTATTTAATTCAGACTTTGGAAGATTAGGCTTAATTGATTTAATTTCATTTAAGACATGAGGGCTTTTTGTTTTACTTGATGATCCAGCACTATCCATTGGGGAATTTACCCCTTTAATATTTGCATGACGTTGTTCATCTAACGTTGAAGTCCCTTCCGCTGGGGATTGGTATTTATTCCCTTTTGAATGGGGTGTTTGTTCGGAAGAGGCTAACTTACTTTTGAAGTAATCTTGTTTGGGGGCACCTTCAGCTTTAATAATCGGCTTTTTAGCCGGTGCTGAGGAGAAATTGACATTGGCCGGAGCCTCTTTATTGTAATTTTGTTTAAAATAGCTTGCTGCGATCTTTAAGGCCCCTGCCGCTGATGGATGATGTCCAACCTGCTTGCCGGAATGCTTAACGTCATAACCACCTTTTTCTTTATTAGGCAGGAACGATATAGTGTGATTCCCGCTTTTATGGGCCAAGTGAAATCCACCATTTTTAGCGTCAACTTTCTTAGTCCAATCTTTTAGATAATCTGTAGCCATAAATTATTACTCCAACTGATTAAAATATTAGGTCTAAAAAAGCTTGACTATTTGAGTCAAAAGGAGTAGTATCAGGGTAAGAACTTACTTTTTGGAGGTTTTATGAATAGACAAGAGATAATCGAAACTTTGCTTAAATCTGCTATCCATAGTAACCCTAGTAAAGCCGTCACAAAAGTTGAACTTCAAGAATACCGTGAATACTTAGAAACAATGACTGATCTTCAGTTAAAAAATATGTTGGTTATTAACTGTTAGGAGGCCTTATGATTAAAGCTAACGTCACGTATCAAGTTATTAGTCAAGAGTCTGCTACCCGTGGGGACTTTGAAGAAACAGGGTTCAAAAAACAAGATCTGGAATTCGAAAATGAAACAGAAGCTCTCGAGTTCTTTTCAAATAATTACGGATGTTATGAACAAGGTAATGAGACATCATTTTACACTGTCGACCCAGACAGGGATTTAAGCAGTGGCGATGAAACATACTATGGGCTGCACTTACAAAAATAATGGGGGGATCTATGGATCTGTCGATACTAGACAAGGATTCCTTCGCTATGATTAGGCGATGGGATCTGGATAATTTGGAGCATGTTTTAGGCACGCTTTCGAATGGCCTTATTAAGCAACATCCGTTCTGGTACTACTTAGTGCCTTATGATGGTTTGCTTGAAGTTCTGGCTTCGATGGTCATGACTGGGGCAGTAACGAATCCGATCGATGTAGGGCTGCGAATGCTCGAAATCGAATCAAGTAATGATCCAATTGGTTCATACTTGAAAGTCATTAATGAAGCTCGAAAAGAGCAGGCTTTGCGGGGGCTCGACAATATTCTGGTTACAAGGTATGTTCGCTGGTGTTTGGCCGAGCAAGAGCTCTCGACTAGCATTTATCGTATCCAACCAGTGGCCATTGCCCGGGCGGATCTTTTTAGCGATCCAACAATTCTCAAAACTTTATATGGCGACAGTTGGAAAAAACACTATAAACCAAAAGGTAGGGCCGCATGAGAGCTGACATTATTAAATACATTGTCGAAAATAATCAGCTTCAGAACTGGCACGAGATAGAGGACGGCTCCCTTGGTTGGGATACTGGATATTATTTTAGTTGTAATTATTTTGATCCCCGGGAATTAATCAATGATTTAAAAGGGCATTTCTTCATTCCCGAAGATGACATGGAAAGGGCCACTAAGTTATGGATTGAAGTTATCCAAATTTTGGCTGGGTATGGATTTAAGAATGACTCTGATTTAGAGGATACGCTTCGTCGGATCTGGGACTCGCATGCCTCGCAAGGTATTCCTCCGTCCGTTTAACAATAAACTCTTGATCAACATTGCATTCAAAATTAAAATCTTTTTTACATCTCTTTGAGAGGTCGTTAATCACGAATAGCATGTCTCCATAGAGCTCATCTCTTTCGGCTTCATTCTTAAAGACGTCAGTTTCTTCCAAATATTTAATGACTCTTTCGATTCCCCTCATTTCACCAATTACTACAGCTGCAGAATAATCGTTTGCGAGTTTGGTTTGGAGGTTATTATAGAAAGTGAAGAAGACTTTTGCCGTGACTTTAGCATTTTGCTTAATAGGATTTGGTGTCGCATTTAATGAGTTAGTTGCTAGGTATAAGGCGAACTCTTTGGCTTGGGTAATAACATGCGAAACATTCTCTTCTGAGTAAAATGACATAATGGCCTCCGGTAACGCCAAGCTACTTTATTCCTCTATGTGTGTCAATTCTCTTTGATTGAATGGCTTATTTTTATGCAGTGGTTTATGTATAGCGTCTTCGATACTGCTACCAGTCAATAGTCTTTTTTGGAGCCCACGTAAAGCAATCCCATTCGTCGACATTTTATGCAGCTGCCCAAGGGTGTAGTGATTTCCTCTGTATGCATGATATTTGGCACTGCCTTTACCACCATGAATTTTTATA